GGCTTGTTCGGCTTGGTGTGCGAGCAAAGCCGAGGTTCAGGGGTATCGACCCGGCCCCATTCTACCCTCAGATGTGGATGTGGAATCTGGTGACTCCAACAGGAGGAGAGCCGTCCGCTAGGCGCCCCTCGCTTGCTGCAATCACCAACGCAGTTTGCGAATATTTCCGGGTTCAGAAATGCGAACTGCTGTCTATCCGGATGACGGCCGAGCTCGTCTATCCACGGCAGATTTGTTATTTCCTGACGCGCAAGCTCACGACCGCCAGCTCTAAGATGGTCGGGAATTACTTCGATCGCGACCACGCGACTGTGCTGCATGGTGAGAAGAAAATCCGTAGGCTGGTTAGGGAAGACTGGCGCATAGCCTACGACATCGCCCATCTGGAGGCGATGCTGTGACCCCGCTCCACATCCTGATCAGGCGGATGCAGCGGCTCCCCGTCAAGCACCGCATCGCCTTCATCAAGTCGCTGCTGAAGGTCGAGAAGCCGTACAGCCAGCGCCGCTGCGAGCTTGAGGACTTGCTTCAGGTCGAGGTGCTGAAGCAGTTGCGCCGGGAGATTCGCGCGGCATGAACGTGGTTCTGACACTTCCGTTCCCGATCAGCGTCAACGCTATGTTTGCTGATGGGAAGACTCGCCGGCATAAGTCGCAGCGCTACTGCGATTGGCTTCTAGAGGCCGGCTATGTGCTGAACTCGCAGAAGCCGCCGCAGATCAAAGGACCATATCACATCACCTACGCCTTCCAGGAAGGCCAGGACAAGCGAGAGCGCGATGCCTTCAACTTGGAGAAGGGGGTCACAGACCTCCTCGTCAAGCATGGCGTCGTGGAGGGCGACAGCAACAAGTACCTGCGTAAAGGGTCGGTCGAATGGGACCGCTCAGTAACCGGCGTGCGCATCACAATCACACCGCTAGAGCAGGGAGTTATTTATGGAAGCGGGACACAACAGCCAGCTTAAGTCACTCGTTGAGCGCATCAACAAGTTGATGGATGATCGTGACGAAGTGTCGTCAGACATCCGCGACGTATTCTCTGAGGCGAAGTCGGTCGGTTACGATCTGCCGGCCTTGCGCGCGATCATACGAGCCCAGCGCGAGGACGCAGAGAAGCGCCGCAACAGAGAGGCGATGATCGATCTTTACAGCAGCGAGTTGGGGATCGACTGATGCCTCGTTATTATGATGGCCTTGATGATGATGGCTACGCCATCACAGAGCCCTACAAGAAGCCATACGTTCCAGGATCCGAAGCGGATGTCGGCGACTTCAATCCTATCAATATCGGCGGAGTATTTGGTGCCGTCGTGGAGCGCGCAAGAGCGGCCATGGTTGCGAACCGGACGGCCGATAGCCCTATTGAAACTATTCTGGGCGCCGCGATCTTCGTTTACTTCAAAGATCACGGCAAGCCGCTGCTGCTGTCTACTGAGCCGTCTGCGGCTGCGGGAGGGCTTCAGCTTTTGCCTCAGTTCAAATGGCTGATCTATAGGTCGGACTGGGCAATCTACAATCCGCGGACTACCGGCGCGCTTCTGATCGAGTGCGATGGCAAGGATTTCCACTCTAGCCCGGAGCAAGTCGAGCACGACAAGAGGAAGGACCAAGCCGCGCATGATCTCGGCTTTCTGACGATGCGCTTCACCGGGTCGAGGATCCACAAAGGCGCAGATAAATGCGCTGCCGAGATATTCGATTTTGTGCACGGGGGTGCCGGTGGCGCGAATTCGAACGATTAAGCCTGGTTTCTTCAGGCATGCAGACCTTTACGAGGCGGAGAAAGCCAGTGGGCTGCCGCTTCGCATTGCGTTTGCTGGCCTGTGGACCGCCGCCGATCGGGAGGGACGGTTCAAGTGGAGGCCGCGCGAACTGAAACTTGACTGTCTCCCGCATGACGAACTCGACTTTTCACGCGTGCTCGACGCGTTGGTCACGGGTGGATGGCTCGTGCGGTACGAGGTCGATGGCGTGCAATACGGCGCCATTCCGACATGGAAGGATCATCAGATCATCAATAATCGCGAGATGGCATCCGATCTCCCCGCGCCCAATGAAATCAACACGTTGACGCGTGAGGCACGCGTGGTTGACGCGATGGACACGCCACTTAAGTCTGCACAAGGGGAAGGGAAGGGAAGGGAACAGGAAAGGGAAGGAAAGATATCTCGGTCGGTCGCTGACGCGACGCGACCCGGTGTCGATTTAAAATTCGAGGAGTTTTGGAAGGCGTATCCCCGAAGAGACGGGCCGAACCCTCGCAAGCCAGCAGAGCAGAAGTTTGCGGCACTTGTCAAAACCGGCGTGGATCCGGATGCGATGATCCATGCTGCTAAAAGCCTTGCTGTTGAAGAATCCAAGCGGGGGAAGATCGGAACACAGTTCATCCCGCAGGCGATCACGTGGCTCAATCAGCAGCGATGGAGTGACCACGCAGCGACAGCCTTTGCGGCTGACGACGGTCTGATCGAGGTGCTGGATCAGATCGCGCTTGAGGCGTGGGACGCCTACGGCAAGACCATCGGCAGGACCTATCCTCGCAACAAAAAGGGAGGTTGGCGTTTCCCGTCGAAGTATCCGCCTGGATATGAATCCAACATCATTGCAGACGTTCAGAAGTTAACGGGGGCATCACATGGTTGATCTAGCCGAAACGACCTTGACGCGACGGCAGCGCGAAGTCTGCGATCTGGCAATCCAAGGTCTCTCGCATAAGCAGATCGCCCGGCAGCTCGGGATCACTCATCGAACGGTCGAGGATCACATTTACCACGCCTACAAGCTGTTCGGAGTGAACAACAAGGTTGGGCTGTTGTTCAAGATCATGGGTGCTCAGAATGGCGCGAGCTAAACGCCGGCAGCCCTATGACCCGTCCAAGGTTCATGACCGCAAGGCCACGGACCTATTGCGTAACGCAGTGGTCGCTCCGATCGAGATTGACGATCCCTTCGCTCTGGAGCCTGGAGAGAAGATCGTGGTCATGACCTCAGTTCGGGACATGCTGCCGGCGCTACGGGCTCGTCGGGTGATCGATGAGGCGCAGTATTACGCCGGCCGAGAGTTCGAGCGGTTTTTCTATCAGACGAATAGCGGCCTGAAGGCGATCAATCTTGAGAACCCCTACGTTGATACGAGCTTCAACGGAATAACCATCTCAGATGACCATTGCGACGCCGTAGAGGAGTTGAAACGGGCTGACCGTGCTTTGGGGCTCGAAGGATCATCGCTCATCAGGAACGTTCTAATCCACGGCATGAGCTTCATCCAGATCGCGGCATTGCATGGTATGGCCAGCGAGTTGGAAACGAAATACATAGGCCGGAGGTTTCGCGAATGCTTGGACACCTTAGCGAAGCATTTCGGTTTCGCAAACCGAGATTCCCAAGAGCGTCGCCAGTCATCTGGACCGCTCCAGCCCAAGGAGAGCGCGCGATGAACGGTGCATGGGATGAGGATTTAGCGGCTCTTAACGAAGAGAGGGCTAGGCGCGCCAACAAACCGGAGGACTGGTACCGGCTCGCTGGAATGTGGGCCTATTTGAAAGCTCTCGAAAATTGGGAATACATGTGCCGGACAGAGGCGTCGGCAACACAAAGGGCTGCTCGAAGAGTAAAATATACTGAAATTAATGCGGCGGCTGTGGTCAATGAAATTTGCGAGCGTCGCAAAATCTCAAGAGCCAAACTCTGTGAGGCGATCGGCACTAAGACCAGCACCCTTCAGCGGCTTATGTCGGGGGACACCAAGAGCCTCAACCTCACGACATACAACAAGATTGTGGCGTGGGATAATTCGCAGCCATGAAGCCAATTGATGGCGTCGGCATCGTAAGAGAAATTCTAGAGCGCCGCAAAATGAAGCTCGGAGGATTGGCGCGGGCTGTCGGCATAGCGCCAAGTTCTCTTACCAGAACAGTCAATAAAACAGGTGGCTATGAGGGCGATATGACCCTGACAACACTCAACAAGATCATTGAGTGGGACAATGCCACCCTGAGCGGAGAGTTCACAAGCGCAGAAACGTTTGGCGGTTAGTTTTTATCTCTCGCAAAGTGTGGCGCCCGGCCCCTTAGGAAGTCATCCAACTGACTGATCAGATACTCTGCATTGGAATGGTTGATAATGACAGAGAATGTCGAGTTGTTTGTAGCTATTTCAAGGATGCCCGTGTCCTCTGGGCCGGACACGACGCCGGAGCCCTGGAATACAAGGCTGTCATAGACCTCCCGATCAGTTAGGGTGTTTTGCTTCTTTGTTCGCTTTGCCATGGTGAGTCCTCCACACCTGACGGTAGCAGACTTCTTGGCGGTAGTCCGTATTCGCCCTGATAGACCGGACCAGCAAATCAGGGTACAAACGCCAACATCGCAAGAATTGTAAGCCGCTCGGGAGAAATCCTTGAGCGGCTTTTTGAATCTGACTGCGGCGTGGAAGGACACGCTAGGAACAGTTGCGTCGAGCCGGATGAAATAGGCCGAGGGTACGCTAACCGAATGAACATTGCCCAGCCGGTTTCGAGCCCGGCCAGTCAGAAACAGTTCGCGCGGCCTCAAGCAACCCGATGCGCTGCATCCCCCTGCCACGGCCGATTACGTGCCGAGAGCGCCGACATGCTGAGTGCCGCGCGAAACCCATTGGAGCCGACCATGACCGCAGAACAGCTCAAGTTGCTCGCCCGCATGATCCGCGATGGACAGGCGAAGATTGTCGAGCGTGGCGGCAAGCTCGTGCCGGTGAGTTTGATCTAGTGCAATTCCCCATCCCGGATTTCGAGCCGATCGTCACGGCTATCGAAGTGCTGTTCTGGGGTGGAACTTTCGTTCTCGCATTTGTGGCCGGGTACATTGCCGGAGGGATTTGTCAGCGATGAGCGCGGAAATCGTGAACATCTGGGACTATCGCCGCAAGGAAGAGCGGGAAGCCGCAATGGTTCGCATGGCAAAGGAAGTCATGGGTCTGATCGATACGGCGCCCTCCGAGATGCCGCCGGTTCAGCCGAACTACGTCGCTCCGGACCGAGACCCAGCATGACCTCAATCGTCACCGACTTCCGCTCGATCGCCCGCAAGCTCAACCGCCAAGAGCAGAAAGCCGAGTTTGAGGCGAAGAACAAGGAAGCAGAGTCGTCCGCTGCGATGTACGGCTGGCCGTATGGGGTGGCTGTGCCGTTGGCGGACCAGCCTTACCCGGTCGCTGTGACCATGGAGGAGGGCGGCGAATGGGTGCCGATTGAGAAATTCCCTCTCGGCGAGGTTTATCACTCTGCCCTGTACGCAAACGGCATGATTTATGATGTCCTCGAAGGCTGGCGCAATCCTGCGCCACTCAAGTCTCTCGCCCATCCCGAATGGCCGTACACTGGCACGCCGCATGAGTGGCCGAAGTTCAAGATCTGAAATGTCCGCTGATAAAACTGGCAAAAAACTGCGTGGCAAGCCTTTCCAGCCGGGTAAGTCTGGAAACCCCGCAGGGCGCCCCAAGGGATCGCGTAGTAAGCTCGCTGAGAAGTTCTGGGCTGATTACTATGCTGCGTGGGAGGCCCATGGAGCGCCCGCGCTGGAGCACGTAGCGGCCAACGACCCGAGCACATTTGTTCGCGTTGCAGCCTCGCTGATGCCGAAGGAAACCGAGATCACGTTGCGTAACGTAACTGCGAAAGAACTCCCTGACGATGAACTCGCAGCTATCGCGGTCGGAGGCGGCGAAGGAGCTGATCCGGCGTCGGTCGATCCGTCGCAGCTTAACTGAGTGGGCGAGGCTTTGCGGGTTTGAGCCTGCAAGCCATCACCAGCTACTGATTGCCGAGCTTGAGAAGGTCGCTGCTGGCCAGACAAGGCGGCTAGCGTTCTTCCTTCCGCCTGGTTCGGCGAAGTCCACTTACGGCAGCGTGTTGTTCCCGCCGTGGTTTATGGCGAACGCAAATGCCAATGTGCTGGCTGCGTCGCACACGACTGAGCTAGCCGAGAAATGGGGTAGGCGTGTTCGAAACCTGGTTGCTGAGCATTCGCTGGAGCTTGGTATCAGCCCGGCCCCTGATAACCAAGCGGCGGGGCGTTGGGCGCTGACGAGTGGGGCGGAATACTATGCTGCGGGTGTTGGGACGGGTATTGCTGGCTTTCGCGCTAAACTCGGTCTTATCGACGACCCTATACGCTCTCGCCAAGATGCGGATTCTGAGCTTATTCGCGATCGCATCTGGGATTGGTATATCAACGACTTTCGCACTCGTTTGGTGCCTGGTGCTGCTGAGATTCTGATCCAGACCCGCTGGCACGAAGACGACCTTGCCGGCCGTGCGCTCCAGCACAATGACTGGCGCGTGGTCTCGCTGCCTGCGATCGCTGAAGAGAACGACCAGTTAGGGCGTGAGCTTGGTGAGCCGCTGTGGGATGACGACGCCTACGGCTACGGTGAGCAGATCCAGGAGATCCGCAAGAACACGCCGGCAAGGACATGGTCCGCGCTCTACCAGCAGCGGCCGGCGCCAGAAGACGGCGACTACTTCAAGTCCGAATGGCTGAGGTCGTATGATAAGGCTCCGCCGAAGAATACGCTCCGGATCTATGGCGGATCTGATTACGCTGTCACCGCTGACGGCGGAGACTACACCGTCCATGCCGTTGTCGGGCTAGACCCTGAAGGCAGGATGTACCTGCTTGATCTATGGCGCAAGCAGGCCGCGTCGGATGTATGGGTTGAGGCGTTCTGTGACCTTGTCAAGCAATGGCAGCCGATCGCTTGGGCCGAGGAACAGGGGCAAATCCGTGCGGGCGTTGGCCCGTATATCGATCGCCGGCAGCGTGAGCGGCAAGCCTGGTGCGTGCGTGAGCAGTTCCCGACACGGGGCGACAAGGCCGTTAGAGCGCAGTCCATTCGCGGCAGGATGGCCCTGGAAGGGCTTTACGTGCCCAAGAACGCAGAATGGCTGCCGAACCTGCGGAGCGAACTGCTGAGTTTCCCAGCGGGCAAGCATGACGACCAAGTCGACGCGCTCGGTCTTGTTGGCCAGTTGCTTGATCGCATGATGGCGGGCAATGCGCCTGACGCTCCGCCGAAGCCAGACAATTCCACCGGCTACCGCCGGCATGAGCCCGAGGTGCGGGCCAACGATATGAGCTTGATCGGTTAATGAACAACACGGGCTACGTAGTAGGCGGATCGTCCTCGACGACCGGCAGCATAGGTGCGCCCGAAAAAGGCGGCTATTGGCCGTTGTCGAAGTGCCGCAAGGCGTATCTCGACTATCTCGCCAACAAACAGCAGGAAATCTCCGAGCAGAAGGACGCAAGGCGCTATTACCATGGCGCTCAGTGGACTGACGAGCAGATCAAGGCGCTTAACAAGCGCAAGCAGCCCGTCGTCACCTTCAACCGCATTGGCCGCAAGATTAACGGCGTTGTCGGTCTGATCGAACGCCTTCGCCAAGACCCGAAAGCCTATCCGCGCACGCCTAAGCACGAAGAGGGTGCCGAGCTCGCCACGGCTGTCATCCGCTACATCCTGGATGAGCAGGAGTGGAAGGCCAAGAGCCCCGAGGTTGCGCTTGATGGTGCGATCGACGGGTATGCCGGAATCGAGATTGAACTCGAGCAGGGCGATCAGGGTGATTACGAGGTCGCCTTTGATGTGGTCGAGCCGGATTCGTACTTCTACGACCCGCGGTCCTATCGCGCTGACTTCTCCGATGCTCGTTACATGGGAATGGGCAAGTGGGTGGACGTTGAGACGGCCGAGGAGATGTTCCCGGATAAGGCCGAGCAGATCAGGGCCATCGCCTCGGATGATAGCGAGCTTTCATCCAACCCCGATCGCGAGAACAAGTGGTTCTCGTTCGATGGCTCAAAGCAGCTCATTCGGCTTGTGGACGTCTGGTACAAGCACAAGGGCAAATGGTGCTGGTCGCTGTTCACGGGCTCGCTGATCCTGGCCGAAGGCGAGTCCTATCTGTTTGACGAGAAGAACCAGACGATCTGCAAGTATGTGATGTTCTCGTGTAACGTTGACCATGACGGCGATCGTTATGGCTTCGTGCGGAACATGAAGTCTGCGCAGGACGAGTACAACGCCCGCCGCTCCCGCGCGCTGTTTACGGCCAATTCACGACGGCTGATCATTGCCCAAGGTGCGGTTCAGGATGTTGAGAAGGCTAGGCAGGAATGGGCGCGGCCTGATGGCGTAGTGGTCACGAATACCCAAGACGTGACGACCGGCGCCAAGGCTGATGATGCCTCGTTTGACTTCGCAGGCCAGCTCAAGCTGATGGAAAACGCCATCGCCGAGCTTGAGAACTATGGGCCAAACCAGGCGCTGATCGGTGACGTTCAGAACCAATCGGGGCGGGCGATCCAATTGCTTCAGCAGGCCGGCATGGCCGAGCTTGGGCCGTATATCCTCGGATACCGTGGCTGGAAGATCCGCGTCTATCGCGCTCTGTTCTGTGCCGTGCAGCGGTATTGGACCGCAGAGCGCTGGATTCGCGTGACGGATGACGACGGGCTGGCCCAGTTCATCCAGATCAACGGCAACCAAGTTGATCCCGTGACCGGCCTATCGACGATGGTCAACGCGATCGGATCGCTTGACGTAGATATCATCATGGACGAGGGCGCGGACACCATCAACGCCCAGCAGGACGTTTACGAGACGCTTTCGAGCGTTCTTCCGACTGTTGGCCAGATGCTGACGCCGCAACTTGCGCAGGCCGCGGTCAAGGTTCTGATTGATAGCTCTGCGTTGCCATATACGGCCAAGAAGCAGTTCCGCGACGCTCAGCAGGCGGCGATGCAGCCCAATCCCATGGAGGAGAAGGCCAGGCAGATCGCGCTTGAGGGCGAGGCGGCCAAGGTTGACGAGACCAAGTCCAAAGCGGCGCTCAACATGGCGAAGGCGCAAGAGGCTGTGACGCCGGACGCTGCCGCACCGATGAAGCCAGAGAAGCCCGAGCTTCCGATGGAAGTCCAGATCGCCCAGGCGCTGGCTTACATCGAGGACACGCAGGCGGCAGCACAGCACAAGCGCTCGCAGGCGTTCAAGACCGATGTTGAGGCGCAACTGGCGCCGGCCAAGGCCGAGCACGAGGCGAGCTTGGCAGAGGCCAATTTCGAACAGGGCATCAAGGACAGAGAGGCTGATCGGAAGATCGCCGCGAAACAGAAGGCTGTGGACTGATGGCGAGCAAGTTCTATGTGAAGGAATTTGAGGCTATGCCGGTGGTGCCGGGAGGGCTTGCTCAGATCTGGGGCGAGCCTGGTGTCTTGCAGTCTGTGGCGGTTGATGCCACCCACCGCGAAATTACGCTTGGCGCACGGACGCACTTTGTGTGCATCACGTCTGATCTCAACGTGGCCTATGTGGTCGGCGCGTCCAACGTCGTCGCAGTGAGCACCACGGATTTCCCGCTCTGGGCCTACAACTACATCGCCTTCGCTGTAACGCCCGGCCAGACGATCTCAAGCGTTCTGTGGGCTTAAGCCTCCCTTCGGGTTGAGGCACGAAATCGCACGAGCCGGCGACACAGGCTCAAATCTCGCACGCACCCCGCGATAGAGGGGCATTCGTAGGCCGCACGATACGCGGAAAGGTGAAAGCATGTCCGTTACTCAGGAGACATTCGACCAAATCGACAGTTCCGATCTCTTCCAGTCTGCTCTTGCAGACGAGCCGGTTGCTCAAGAAGCGCCCGAGCCCGTTGCAGAGGAGGCCTCGGGGCAGCCACGCGACGAACACGGCAGGTTTGCCCCTAAGGTCGAGGCTGAGCCCTTCAAGGAAGCCATGCCGCCACAGCCTGCCGCTGATCACGGCAAGGATGAGGCGAACGTTCCTTCGTGGCGACTTCGGGAGATCGCAGAGGAGCGGCGTCAGGCCATTGCTCGAGCCGAACAGGCAGAGCGTGAAGCCTCGCAATTCCGCGCTGATATGGAAGCGCTGCGGCAGCAAATTGCCAAGCAGAACGCTCCGCAGCACGAACCTGTCGATCTCTTCGCAGACCCCAATGCCTGGGCGCAGCAGCAGCTCACCCCGCTTGAGCAGAAGATGCAGCAAATGCAGGCATCCCTCACCTTGAGGGCATCGCGAGCGGAAAACATCGCTATCCACGGCCGAGATACCGTGAAGGCGGCGGAAGACGCGATCGATGAGGCGGTCAAAAACCGCGACCCGGAGATCCCCGGATTGCAGGCGAAGTTGCGGGCGAGTGATAACCCCGTTGGCGTTGCCATCGAATGGCACAAGTCCCGTTCGGTTCTCAAGGAGACCGGCGGCGACCTGAACGCTTACCGCGAAAAGGCTCTTGAAGCTGCCTTGAACGATCCCGCCTTCCTCGCGAAGGCTCTGGAGCGCGCCAAGGCCGGACAGCAGACACCTAGCAACACAATCAAACTGCCTCCCTCCCTCAACCGCGTCGCTGCGGCCCAAGTGGCTGGAGATGACGATAGCGATGGGAGTGATGAGGCGCTGTTTCGACACGCAATGCGCTGAACCACTGCACAGCAGAATGAACAGCCCGCCATTTGAGGCGGGTTTTTTGTTGTGCGGATGACGGCGCGAAAGGAAAAAGGCAATGGCCGTCACGACAGTTGACAGCAATAACAAGCTGATCAAGTTCACCAAGGAAATCAATCGCGAATACGTTCGCGAGAACCTGTTCTCGCCCTACATGGGCACCTCGCTCAACTCGATCTTCCGCGTCCGCAACGAGCTGAAGAGCGGCGGCGAGCAGATGAACATCCCGCTCGTTACCCGCCTGACCGGCGCTGGCGTCTCGACCGGCACGCTCGTCGGCAACGAGGAGAAGATCGACAACTACGGCATGCGCGTCTGGCTCGAGTGGGCTCGCCACGCAGTCGTGACCAACAAGGCGGAAAGCCAGAAGGACTCGGCGGACATCTTCGGCGAAGCCAAGCCGCTGCTGTCCGACTGGGGCAAGGAGCTTCAGCGCGATGAGCTGATTGCTGCCCTGATGGCGCTTCCCTCGGAGTCGCAGCCCTCGGCCGGCGTTCGCGTCAACGGCATCCAGTACGATCTGGCGACCGCAACCCAGCGCAACACCTGGAACCAGGACAACTCCGACCGCGTGCTCTACGGCGCCGCCACGTCGAACTACAACGCGACGCACGCGACCGCGCTTGCTAACTGCGACACCACGAACGACACGCTGACCGCCGCCAACTTGGCGACCCTGAAGCGCGTTGCGATGGGTGCCAGCCCGAAGATCCGCCCCTTCAAGACCCGTGACGGCTACGAGTACTATGTCGCCTTCGCCGGCCTGAACACCTTCCGTGATCTGAAGAACTCGCTTCAGACCGTCAACAAGGACGCTCGTCCGCGTGAAGGCAACGGCGTGGACAAGAACCCGCTGTTCCAGGACGGTGACCAGATCTATGACGGCATCATTGTCCGTCAGGTTCCGGAGATCTCGTCCTTCGTGACCAACGTTTGGACCTCGCTCAAGACGGCCGGCGCCTCGTCGGCTCGCGTCGAGCCCGTCTTCCTGTGCGGTCAGCAGGCGGCGGCGTTTGCATGGGGCCAGATGGCGAAGCCCACCTTCCGCAAGGAAGACGATTACGGCTTCATCACCGGCACAGGCATTGAGATGGCCTACGGCGTTTCGAAGATCTTCAAGAAGCATCCGAACACGGGCACCAAGCTTGTGCAGTTCGGCATGGCGACTGGTTTCTTCGCGACGACCACTGACTAACCCTGAAACCGAAGAGGACAAAACACAATGGTAGCTTCTCTCAACCAGTCCTTCCCGGTGAAGGATTTGATGCCGAACATGGAGCAGAGCCGTCTTCGCACGGTCACTGCTTCCGCGACGCTGACGGCTGAACAGCACGACGGTCAGACTATCCTGATTGATGCTGCTGCCGGCCTGACGCTGACCCTGCCGGCGGCCAATGGCACGGGCGCGAAGTTCCGCTTCCGGGTCAAGACGACCGTGACCTCCAACACGGCTGTCATCAAGGTCGCCAACGCGACGGACTCGTTCCTTGGCAACGCGCTCATGACCGCGGATGGTGGCAACACCGTCAACGGCTGGGAAGTTGCGGCCAACGACGACACGATCACGATGGACGGCTCGACCAGAGGCGGCATTGCGGGCGATCTGATCGAGATCGAGGACGTTGCTTCCGGCATCTTCCACGTTCTGATGATCGGCGCCTCGACCGGCACCGAGGCAACGCCGTTCTCGGCGACCGTCTCCTAACACTAACGCGGGTTGGCAATGACCACCTTCACAAAGGCCGATTTGGCAACCCGCATTCTTCGCGACACGGGGTTGATCGGGGCGGAGGAAACTCCGTCCGCGATCGACCTCGAGTTCGCGGAGGAAACTCTTTCGTCGGAAATCGAACTTCTGGCTCTAAAGGGCATCGTGATCTGGGACGGTTCGGAAATCTCAGTTCCGAACGCCTATCTCACGACGCTGTCTCGTCGGCTTGGCTTGGCGCTGGGTCCGGCATTTGGCCTTGGGTCGATTGCCGAAGTGTCGAACGCCATTCCACTTGTTGAGCGAGATTTGCGGGCTATTGCCAGCATCGGCGGGACTGGGGCGGCGCTCCAGAATGAATACTTCTGATGGCTCTTGCTCCGGTTCAGATCGCATTTCGGTCTAACTCCTCTCGCTACACGTTTGCCGGCGCTGTGCGGCTGATCAATGCCTATGCTGAGCAGCAGGGTAACGATGCCAAGGCGCCAATGGCCGTGCTGCCTCGTCCTGGCATGGTGTCTTGCGTCACGGTCACGGACACGCCACAGCGTATCGGCGGCAGCATCTTCCTAGATGACCTCGACTGCGGTTATTCCGTCCACTCGTCGGGCGTCTACAAGTTCACCAAGACGAGCGATAGCCCGTTTACGCTGACGTCTACCCGCATCGGGACCATTCCGGGAACTGGGCCGGTTCAGATGAGCCGAAACCAGGCTGATCCTGCTCAGATCAGCATTCATTCGGAGTTCGGCGAGTTCTACATTGAGGCTGATGTCGTCAAGCGGGTGGATGCGACATCATTCACGACTGATCCTGTTACGACAGAGCAGGTCGGCGGCTATACGGTCTATGGTGAGGCTAACGGGAGGTTCGATTTCTCTTCCATCAACGCCTGCCAGACGATCGACCCGCTCGACTTCGCGACGGCTGAGCAATACGCGGACAAGCTGACGCGCATCAAGGCCGATGGGCCTGATATGTTCATCTTCTCGCGCACCTCCATTGAGCCATGGCGGTTGAGTGGCGACACTGACTTGCCGTTTCAGGTGATTGGCGGCTCTGTCTCGAAAAAGGGCCTCGTGGCGGCTGATGCGGTCGTGAGTTGCGACAACACGCTGATGTTCGTCGGTGCCGATAATATCGGCTACCGCTTCCAGGGGTACACGCCGCAGCGCATTTCGACACATGCCATTGAGCGGTATTTTGGCGGCGACAGCGACCGGGAGAGCATAACCAGCCTGTCCTATACCTTCGAGGGCCATTCCTTCGCGGTCTGGACGGGCGATACCTACACGGTCACCTTCGACGCTGCCACGAGCTATTGGCACAACTGCGAGAGCTACGCGAACAGCGGCAAGTGGCGAGCTCGCAATGCCATTGTGGCGTGGGGCAAGACGATCGTCGGCGACTCCTTGTCTGGCGATCTATTCTATCTCGACAAGGACACCTACGACGAGGACGGCGATCCGCTGATCTGGGGCATTGATACGCCGTTCGTTCATGCCGTTGGTGGAACTGGTGGGATCGTTGATGCGCTGCACTTCGATGTGGCAACTGGCGTCGGTACGTATGAAAGCGAAGCCCTGATGATGCTGGACTGGTCCGTTGATGGCGGCCAGACATTCAAGGGCGCACGCCAGCTTAAGCTCGGCAAGCGTGGCGAGACGAAAAGGGTCCGCACGCGACGTATTGGCCGGTTTGGCGA